CGCGGCGTCCTCATCCTCACGGGTGATGCCAAAGAAGCGGCGAATCACCCGAGACCGGCCGGCGCCGGTGACGTGATGCCACGTCGCCTTTTGCAGCGCGCCCCCGCCCTTAAACCCCAGTTCCCCCCGGCGTTCCTGCACCCGTGTCGGGGTGATCCCTTGGAGCATCTGGCCGGTATCCTGCAGGTTCACCGTGCCTTGTTTCTTGTATGTCGGCGAATACCGGCGGAACGCGGCGCCCGACTCATCCCGCCCACTGAGCGTCCGGCGAATAATCCGCTCCCGAAGGAGTAACAGTACCTCGCGAATCAACCCCCGGTCGGAGAATGTCAGATCCTTGAGTGGCGGGAAATTGCGCCGAATCGTGACCGCCATCCTACGCGGCCTTCTTCCGTTGCCGGCGCTGGTCGGCAATGTCCGCCTGCATTTCCGGCAGCCGGCCCTTGCTCTTATGGAGGGACACCAACTCGCTCGCCTGGCTAATCTCCGTCCACTGATGGCGACAGCGCCAGCCACCCCCGGTCAGAAACACCGGGCCAATCTGCCCATTGTCAAGACCGTCAATTTCTTGACGGTTCAGGACGCGCCCCACGTATTGGAGACACCACGGCCGCGTCTTGTCATCCACAGGCCCAAGATAGACAAACCGCGTGGCCTTCCCCGGGGTCGCACTGGCGGCCTCGACTTCACGCCCATAGATACTCACGGTCGTGTCATATAATGTCGCAATCTGCGCCTCCGATCGGTCGATGGTGCGGGCCAGATCGGACAAGAGGCGACGCCGCGGTGTAGTACCGACCACCCCGCGTACCGCCGCACGTTGGAGCGATTCGGTGAGGCGTTGCCCCTCCCCTAATAACTCGGCCAGATGAATCGTCCGCACCGCCGCAATCTGGGCGGCCGCCGTCGGGACCGCAGGGAGCAACCGCATCGCCGCCACCAGGTCAGCAACGCGATTGAACGGTTGCCCGACGGCGGCCGACACCAGATCCCCATAGCCCGCCTGCACCAGGGCGGCGCCAATCTGTGTCCGGAGCGCCTGCGCCTCGGCTGCCTGGATCACCGCCGATGTCGGGGCCCCTGGGAGCATGAGCCCCGACACCGTGCGCTCGAGTTCCCGGAGCACCTGGGCGAGTTGCCGGGCGAACCGGGCACTGAGTCGGTCAGCCGTCTTCGCCAGGCGGTTGCCACGCTGCCGGAGCCGCTGTCCCTCAGTCGCCATCGTCTGGACGGTCGATCTCGATCAATCCATACTGGGCATACACGGCCGTATTGGACGAGTCCGCTTTTGCGGACCACCGGATATCTGAGCGAGGTTTCAGTTTGAGCGGGGCTTTAAACGCTAAGTCGCCCGCCACCGCGCCCCCATCACTCCGAATCAACCAGTTCTGCTGCATCCGCCAACCCATCCGGCGCTCGCGAATAAACAGCCGCATTTCGATCTCCCGTACTGACGTGCCCGGCAGCGGCACCCCACGCCCCACCGACACATAGGCGCCTGTCAGATAGGCATCCACCCCGCCGGGCACGGTGTAATGGGTTCCCGTGGTCTGTCCTTCGCGGGGCATGATCTGTGCCTGTCGTGACGTCGCCCCCTGCCCTGCCGGGTCACAGAAAATCGTGGCTTCATTTACCCCTGATGCCCCCACGGGCCCGATATACATCCGATACACCCGTAGATAGGCCTGCGTGGTCGTCACCGCCGTCGTACCCTGCAAATCCACCCACTCATCGATCAGGCGGTACTGCCCGTCAAGGCCAAAGATTCGCACACGGCGCGCACCGGCTCCGGTCAACGAATCCTGATCCGATCCACTCCAAATCAGCATCGGCTCAGGCGCCAGCAAGTAATCCAAGACGCCACCGACTGACCAAATATCCTCTGGCACCACCGCATCGACGTCACCGTTATGCCCGTACTTATTGACCGCCCGATGCCCGGGCACCATCCCGCGCGCAACATGCAAATAGAAATCAGGTACGGTTATCTGGCACGACATCATCATCCGCCTCCTCGTCCTCGTCCTCGTCCTCGTTCCCGCCCACGAATTCCGATTTCATGGCCATCATTTGGCGGGCCTGGTCGATGGGGTCGAGTTCCTCTTGGACGTCAATCTCGGTCGTAATCGCGTCCAAGGTCGCCGCATCAAGGTCGGACATCCCTTCGAACTTCGCAATGATGTTCTTGCGCAGGGCCTTGAGAAACAGGTCGGGCATTTTAATATCCGCCGCGGCCTGAATCTGCAAGACAAGTTCCTCAAACGGCGTGGCGTCGAACTTGGCCGGATACTGCACGACGACGTTGTCGTCTCGGATGCGCTGGTCAACATCGTCCGGGCCGAATTGCCAGCGATACCAGAGGTCAACCACATCCATCTCGGCCTGCTGGCACTCGTCGGCATAGCCCGCGACGCGCGTATTCATATCCTCGCGCTTGAGTCGCAGCGAATCCCCCGACTCGGCGTCCCGGCTGTCACTCTCCCATTGCACCCCGGTCACCCGGAAGATGTCCCGCTTGCGCTGTTTGATTTCGTCTTGGTACGCCGTCACATTGGACGCGTCACCCGTCAAAATATTGGCGGGCAAGGCCGAGAACAACACGTTCATGGTGCCCGTTTGCTGCCCGAGCATGGTCTGCGCATCCGTCACGTTCATCGCCGAGTCGCCGGTCCCGAGCGGCAGGTTGATAAACGAGAACGTTTGATTGCGGAGCAATTCCCGCAGTTCGGAGACCAGATTGTAGAGGTCGATGTATTGCTGCGACCGCCCAAGGACGCTCTGTCCAATGCCCGTCATGACCGCCCGACGCCGCCCATACAGATACGTCACCGGGAGCCGACCGAGCCCGTGCTCGCCCCGTGCGATGGGCGACCCCTGTTGGTCGAACAACGTCCACCCTTCCGTCGTGATCTCCCGCACCCGGAACTGCGCCGCCGAGGCGGTCGCCGTCTCGGTAAATACCTCATGCGGCACGGCTTCGGCGACCTTGATCGCCACCATCTCACCCTGGTCATTCGTGAGCCAGTTCAGCACGTCGAGTGGGGTATAGATGCGCACCCGCGGCTGGTCTTGGTCCGCCGCGACCTCGACGCCCTCATTATTCGGGGGCTCAAAATACAGGACGGCATGCCCAAACGTGGCGGCGATATCCCACCAGAGCGGCATCACCTCGTCAATGCTGTGCCCCAACCCGTCCACGTCCGGCCACCAACGGTCCTTTAGGTCATGTTGGAGGTCGTCGCCATCATCGCCAATCCGGCGCGTCGCCGTCTCCCGAAACAACACCGACTTCTTGGCTTCGAGGATGGCCGCCGCAATGTTCTCGTAATGCGCCAGCGTCCGGCGCGCCTTAAACTTCTTGGTCGGGGTCTGGGGATCGGTTGATTCGTGGTCGACCCATTCCCGAGGATGACCGACCAGGAATGTCCCATCCATAAACCCGCCCGTGCCCTCCCGGACATGGGCGAGATTCTCCCATTCGGCGGCGAACAGTTCATGCAGGGCGTGCTTGGCGACCACCGCCCGTTGCCCAATGGTGGTTGGAATAAGTCTCGGATCGCGGACCGGTACTGAAATAGGCATGACAGGACCTATCTTATAGACAATGGGCCCGAATCCCACCCCGCTCGGGCCTACACGGGTGTATTAATGACACACCTGAACCCCTAGACTCAGGATCACAGTGCCACCTATGGGCTCGTGAAGAGCGGACCCACCGTATCCCGCTCTGCTAAGTCGACGTAGGCCGGGTTGAGTTCAATACCGACAAACTCCCGCCCGAGACGCTGCGCCACCACACCCGTGGTGCCACTGCCAGCGAAGGGGTCAAGCACCGTGCACGGCACGCGTTCGGGGGGTGCAATACAAGCACAGGTATGTCGCCAGCCGGTGGTTTTCTTGTCGCTATTCCACGTTTTGCCGTAGGTCCGAACACCGAACGCTTTGTTTGGCGCGCTGTCCGTGACGTCGACTTCGACCGTGCTCTGTATCTGACTGTCAAACTCGTCACCGAGACCGAGAATCACCTTGAGCCGAGCCCATTGCTCGGGCGTTGGCGCGTCAATCCCAGACGACCTCCCCTCAAACCACGAGTAAAGGGTGACCGTCCCGAGCGCGTCGTCGACGGCGGCTTTCGATAATCCTCTCGCCTCACGGTGCTCTTTGAGATAAGCAGCCATCGCCGGAAGGTCGACCGGGCCACGCTTGGTCGCCTTTCGCGTCGGCACATTAGACAAATCCGTCTCAACCACCCGCGCCCATGGCGCCCCACATGACGCACAGCACCCTTTCTCGCTGGTGCCCGCCTTGACGCACGGCTCGACCAACGCCAGCGGGAACGTGGCGAAGTGGGCTTCACTGTAGGGCTTCGGGTTGATGGCCCAGACGGTGCGAAGGTTGCGACTAGTAAGGTTGCGACTAGTGATGTCGACCTCAGGACTGTCACGACATTGTTTGACGCCTCCATGTGCCTGCTGTCCTGGGATAGCCTTCCGCAACGGACTTGCAGTGAATCGCCGCTGTGGCCTCGTCACTCCAGCCTCCCGCACCGCATCCGCATCGTAGTAATACCGCGGGCTCTTCGTCAGCAAGAACAGATACTCATGCGCCTTGGTCGGCCGGTCCGTCACCGACTCCGGCATCACCGACCCGGCATAGGTCGAGCAGAAACTTAGCCCCTTGGCCCAGATGATGTCGGAGCGGAGATACCAGCCGTCGGCTTGGAGCGCGAAGGCGAGGCGCCACGGCATGCCAAGTAAATCTTTCGGCTTTTGCCATGTTGGTCTGGACCGTTGTTCAGTTCCTATCGCCGGATTCGGCAACCCTCCTTTATGAGTCACCCACCCCTTCCCTTGCTGCGCGTTGTAACTATCCCCCATGTTCAGCCACAGCGTGCCGTCATCCCTCAAGACCCGCCACACATGCCTGAACACGTCAACCATGGTCGAGAGATATTCCTCAGGCGTGGGCTCTAGGCCAATCTGCCCCTCAACCCCATAGTCCCGGAGCCCCCAATACGGCGGGCTGGTCACCACACACTGCACCGATTGCGCTGGCAGCGTCGGCAGCACGTCACGACAGTCCCCCGTGTGAATCACAACAACCACTCAACTCTGGACGCACCCGCCCGGACCGTATGGACGATGGGAAAGTCACGCGCCAGCCAGTACCCGAGCGCGTCCGAGATATGGGTCAACGCCGGGTTAGACTTCTTGTCCAATTCCCCATTGTCCGCAAAAATGACTTGCTCGAGGTCGGCAATCAGTCGTCGACAGGAGGGGTCGACCGTGAGCCGCCGCGCCCCCGCCGCATTCTGGCAGAGAGCATTGACAGCCGAGACGCGATCGCGCTGATGAGGATTTGCCCGAGGGATGCGCCAGACGGCTTGAGGAAAAACGTCCCGGAGGACTTGGTGATCGGCCGGTCCAGTTGTTTTTGCTGCCTTTCCAGTTGCATCCCCATAAATGCCAATGTCTCCGCCGTGGGATTCGCGAAGTAAGCGTCCAATTTCTGTTGCAGCGCTGCGTGTCGCTTCGCCTCCTCGGTGCGTGAGTTGCACTTCTCGCCAGACCACAACACGGTCGCCTTGCTGCTGGCCAATCCCGGCTGATGCAGGGTCGATGTTGAAGTCGAAGAAGAGGCAGACTGGGACAGATGGGTCCAACGCAACCCGTCCGACGTTCTCGTGACGATCAAACGCATAGTAGGCTCTCCCGGCCAGGGCTTCGAAACTGGCCTCGTATTCCTGTCGAAAGGTCCGCTCGTCCATGTCCCGACGCGCGTCGTTGATTTCCTCTGCGCGCAGGAAGGGGTTATCAATGGTCCGAAAGTGGAACCCCTGCCACCCCGGGTCATCCGACGTGCCCCGGGCATAGAGGTCGTAAAAGTGGTTAAACGATTTCGGCGTGCCGATGAACAGCGCCGGGGCCTGATAGTCCGAGAGCGACGGCCGAATGGCTTCGGTCCACGTCGCAGGCTTCATATCCGCGAACTCGTCCAGTACCGCGAATTGCAGACCACGACCACGCAAGGCGTCCGGGTCTTCGGCTCCCATGAGCCGTATCTCGGCCCCGGTGCAGAGGTCGAGTTTGAGTTCGGTCTCATTCGGGCTCGTCACGAGCCACGAGGGATCACAGGTATCTTTCAGGTCCCGCCACAGGATGTCCTTGGCGGATTTGTAGGTCGGCGCGATATACCAGTAGCGCCCAGGACGGCGCAGCGCCCGGGCGAGCAATTCAGTCCGCGCGAGTTGGGTCTTCCCCCACCGGCGGCCGGCTACCACGACCCGAAAACGCGTCGGCGCGGTATAGACGTGCTGTTGTCCGTCGTGAAGGGTGAGTCGCTTTGGCTCAGTGGATATCGTGGCGCTCATAACTCGCCTCGATATCCTCTGGCGTCACCCGGTCAATCATCACGGGCCGGACATCGCGCAATTCCACCGAGAGTTCCCGTGGAATGAGGCGGGTAATCATGTGATAGAACGCTTCGCGGTGCTCGGGTTGCATCGCCCACTTGACGAGCCCCTCTGTGCCCCCCAAACGGCCATCGTTGAACGCTTCGAGAAACGCCTGCCGAATCGTCTGCGTCTTCTTGTTCGGGGTGCCTGGCTTGCGCCCACCATGACCCTTGGCGTACCGGCCGCTCGCATCACGCTTGACTACATGGCTCATCGTTGACGCTCCGTGTCCACCGGCCACGCCACCTCCTGCCCATCAGGGAGCCGCGCCCAATGGGGTCCACTGTGCCCGGCCTGCCGTCCACACTGCACATGGAAGAAGCACACACTCTCGCGATCATCCACACCGGACCGCGACTCCAATGTGACCGTACAGATATCCCAGTCG